TCTAAAAAGGATGGTGAAGGTAAAAAAGATAGTAAAGGATTATCTGAAAAAGAACGTGAAGATATAAAAGCCCGTGATGATCAAACTAAATTATTAGAAAAAATTGTTGAAAATACTGGTGGTTCAACTACAACAGGCGGTGGCAGTGAAGATACACCAAAAGGCGGCGGATTACTTAAAGGAATTGGAGCAGGATTAGGATTTTTAGGTAAAGGTATTGCTGGATTAGGAAAAGGTTTAGGAATACTTGCAAAATCGATTGGACAAGGATTAGCACAAGGTATATTGGCTATGGTACCTGCATTAGCAGCATTGGCTGCTCCTCCAGTCTTATTGGGTTTAGGTGCTTTAACATTAGCATTTATGGGTATCGGTAAAGCATTAGGTTATATGGCTCCATTCATGGAAAAACTTGCTCCAGTATTATCTGATGTAGTTAAAACAATGGGAAGTGTATTAATAGAATTTATTAAAGGTATCCCAGAAATGATTGTCCGTATTGGTGGAGTCATTACTGATTTGATTACAACAATAGCAGGTGCAATTACAGGATTTATGGATAAGATAGTCGAATCTATTGAAAGATTATCTGTACTAGATGCTGGAAATATGCTGAAGGTTGGTTTAGGTCTTACTGCAATTGCTGGTGGTCTGATAGCATTTAGTGCGGGCGAAGCTGTAGCAGGGGTAACTAATCTTGTTGGAGGTTTATTTAGAGCAGTAACCGGTCAAAAATCTACTGTAGAAAACTTACAAGAAATTGCAGCATTAGGTCCAGACCTAGAAAAAGCTGGTGTTGGTATGGAAAAACTTGCCCGTGGAATGGGTGGATTTGATGATGTTGATAGTGAACAAGTTGAAGAACAAGTAGTTGCTGCAAGCGATATAGCAAAATCTGCAGATCCTGCTGGAGCAGTGGCTGCTACTAGAAAGAGTAATAAGTCTCAACGTAGACAAATGATTGACGAGAGACGCATGAAATTAAGACAACAAGTTGAAGATCTTCCTCCAGGAGAATACATTATAAAACAAGGTGTTGTATATGACGCAAAATCTGGAGATATAGTTTCTGATACAAGTAAACAAATATCAGATTATGATAGAGAAGCAAGAAAAGGCGGAGGTAATGCTAATATTAATGCTCCAACAAACACTAATATAAACACTCAAACATCTAATAACTTTATTAGACCGCAAGTTAGAAATAATGATAATACAGTTTCTGCATATTATAGAGGAAATTGGGCCTTAGAGTCTAATGCATCATCGTTTTAAAAGAAAGGGGCCGAAGCCCCTTTTTCTTAGTCTTGATCCGCTATCTTTTGGAAGTAACTCATAACATCATCATCATCATCTGAACTGAGTGAGGGTTCAGGAGATGGTGCAGCTACAGGTTCAGGAGCAGGAGCTGCTCTATATTCTGGTGCTGGTTGTGATGGTATATCTTCTTGTACAAGATCAGAAGCAGAAGCAGCTACGCCACCATCTCCACTGAGTACTTGATCAAGTTTAGTTTTTAGTTCTTCATAAGATTTGAAGTTCTTACGATCTAGGAATTCTCCTAGTCTATATTGTTTATTAACAACTTCTAAGATTGCTTCATCTGATGGTGCAACCGGAGCTGGATCAGAAAAAGATGATGAATCATAGTTAGGATAACCTTCAACTTTTTTCATTCTAAGTTTAAAGTTAGCACCTTCCCATAAATCAAACACATTCACTGGTTTCTCATCTTCAAATGTAGGTTTAGCTTTATCCATAATTTTATCAAAGATACGTTTACCATATCTAAATAACATTACTTTACCTTCATTTTCTGGGTTTGCAGGATCAGCAATAACAAGAACATTAGAGTAGAAATGTAATCTACGTTTTTGTTTTCTTGCAATTTCTTTATTGGCTTCTACACCAGAATTCCATAACTTAGAATTCAATTCACCAACAGGATCACTTTCACCTAGAGTAGTTAAAGAGTTCTCGATGTACCAACGACCAGATGGGCCTTGGAAACCATGTGAGAATACTTTTACCCAAGGTAATTCATCATCAGGGTGTTTTGGTAAGAAGCGGATTGTTGCAGTAGCGTTACCTGCTTTGTCAGGGGTTGGTTTCCAAATACGATCATCTTCATAATTGTTTTTGGCTTGCTGACCTGGGTTTGCGATAGATTCAAATGCAGATGAGATCTGATTGAAATCTTGATTACGGGATTGTCGTAACGTATTAATATCCATAGTATTTCCTTAGTATTTGCGTAGTATAAATTTAATATATTGTCGTAAGAAATTCATTAACTTGTTTCTCAATCTTATCACGATTGTATTTGACAAAGCCTTTGAGCTTTTCAATACGTAATATATCATTCTCTAGTAAAATCAATGATGGCTCCTGTTTCCATTTTGCTATCATTGGTACGAAATCATTTAATATAACAATTGATTCCATACATATCAATTTTCCAAGATATAGTTTTATTATATATGGAAACTGATTTAATGTACAATTAATTATCTGATCTAAATTAAAATTATTCTTCTCAGATTCTAATTGTATTGTATTTATATCATTTAGAAAGGTATGTGTAATACTTTGCTTTCTTTTTATCCATTGTATGTAATTCTCTTCAGCTTCTTCCATACCATATATGATATTGTCGTTGCCAATAGATAAGTTAGCTACAATGAACTGTATGATATCTTGGTCTTTTGGAAACTTTCTTGCTAGTTTCTCAAATAAGTATTTATCATTTCGTGCATTGAATGTTGCATAAGATCCTTTAATGTGACCTTTATTTTCGAATACGTTAAATTTTTCTTTTGTAAAATGTAGTTTTAATGCAATGTAATATCTAAAAGCCTTAAACCCCGTCATATATCAAGCCTTGCCCTCTTTGGTAACATGTTTTCATCCATCAAATTAACTGCAATCTTTTGCTTTAGCGCTTTATTAACCATAGAACTTATATCTTCAGGGTCAATAAAATTTTCTTCGCAGTATTTTAAGACGGCTTCCATGTGGGTCAGACCTAATTCAGAGACTACACTATCTATATAGATAGCAAACTCTTGGGTATTTTTAAACATTTTGCCTTGCATTAAATCATTCCCATATAATAGTTGGCAAGTTTTAAATCATTATTGACTTTTTGCCATTCTTTATATCTAACTTTATATGCTTTCCATATAGGATGAGATTGATCTTCAATGACACTCATCTTATCATCAAATAGTTGTAAGTATTCTTCAAAGAAATTATCGAGTTCTGCTTTACGTACAACTAAGCCTTCCTTAACAACTTCTATTTTCTTTACTTCTTTTCTACGGTAGAGATCTGCTAATAGTTTAGTCATTTGAAGATCCTTTCACGTCTTTAAATCTTTCTTTTAAAAATCTAATCACTTGAAACTCCTTAGTAAAGATATACTCTTCACCAAGATCTACATCAGTAACAATAAATCCATTTTGTACAGTTTTAACGCTCAATTCACTCATAATATTCCTACCTTTTATTTTAATTTTTTAGTAGCTTTCTTTTCTTCAATCTCTAAGATTGCTACCCTTTTCTTAAGTCTCTTACGAATTTCTTCAGAATCATACCAAAGTTCTAAACCTTGTTTCACTTCGTTTAATTCTTTCTTATCTAAGAAACCTTTATAAGCATCATCTAATAACTTCTCAACTTGTTCAACAGTAAAGTCTGTTTGAGTCTTCACAGTTGTTGTATTACCAAAGTTACCAAAAGATGCAGTGTGTATCATCATATACGCTGTTTCAAATACATGTATATTGTGACAATACATTGATATAATAGAAGCAGCACTATGACATGCACCCATTAAAAATCCTGTTATCTCTGCTTGACAAACCATCATAGCGTTAATAATTGCTATGGCTGTATCTAAATTTCCACCATTACTATTGATGTATAAATGTATACGATCAGTTGCTGGTGCATTAATTAATAATGAGATTAAATTCCTATACTTATGAGGATCTTCAATATCCATATCAAGAAATACTTCATGTGTTATACTAGATGAATGTACTGCATTGATATGTACGTTATTAGTTAAATTATTCAGGAGATTTGTTGTTACTACATCGTCATTATTATCCATTGTTATCTCGTTTTATAAAAAATATGGTTTCCTATTTGCGCAGTCTTTTTATACTTCCAACGTGGGTTAACATAGTTGGCATGATAAAAGATTGCACCTCCTGTAAAGTCTTCTATATGATCACGATTAACATATACATGCATCGCTAATTCTCTAATATAATTATACACTTTTCTTTCTTCTCGTGTATAATTATATGTTGTTGCTTTACTTCTAAGACTTGGATCACACCACCATGTAAATTGGCAGGTTTTTCCAAGCTTTTCTCTAACAACATGACATAGATTATTTGGGTAAAGTTTACTTAATGATCTATTCATTGTTACTAAAGCTACGGCGACATGTCCATCTTTGCCTTCGCCTCTAGCTTCGTAATATATATTTTGTGCTAAACACTCAACTTGTTTACGATCTATTTCATCTAACTGTGAGTATCTTATTATCTGTTCTTCTTGATAAGATGTTTTAGCATCTGGTTCTGTTTCAAAAATTGCCACTGATAAAACAAATACAATAAAAATTGCAAGTACAATAACTCTTGGTTTCATAGTTACTTCCTTATTTTAGTATTATATCCTAATTACTAATTAAAGTACATTGTTTTTTACGTTTAAACGCAATTTAACTAACTTTTCGATATAATCTTTACGTTTCTTTTTAAATACCTGCGGCAGTTCATCATCCACACCAACTATAATAACTATATTAGGTATTTTAATCCTGTACATCTCTTCAAACATAAGAGAGTAAGCTGTAGCCTGAATGAAATAATTTTCAATCTTGGATTCTTCTTTAGGACGTTTTGCGGTCTTAAAGTCAATGACAGATAGTTCACCATCATATTCACCGATACAATCTACTGTACCGGCCATTTCAAGCTTATCAGTATACAACATATTCTCTAACGCATGTATGTTATCAATCTTATCAACAATAGGTTTCAAAGATGTCCACATATCATGGTTAAACATATCAACTTGTAGAGGTTCGCCTTTAAGAAAGGATTCACATAGTTCATGGATCTGAGTACCTCTACTCGCTGCTCTGTTCGATATACGATTCGCTTCGTCTTCACCAACGCGATCTCGCCATGCTTTAATTGCAGCTTCGTTTAATTTGCCAGTTACAGTTGTAACTGATGGGTAACGATTCCCATTAGGAACTTCGTATAATCTACCATTATCGGTATCGATACGTTTAATCACAGGGTATTCATGATGTATAAAATTTTTCATTATATAGATATTATATCATAAGTACTAATTAAAGTACACTGTTTTATTGATATTTTTTCTTCAATGTAGGCAGTTTTTTGCCATCTTCTGTATACTTAGTATCATCCTTTGGAGCCTCGGCAGGCTCCTCTGGAGTGATAGTAATTGTTTCAGATTCTAATACTATAGGCTCTTCAGCCTTATCACAACTGGTTAATAATAAAACTGCAAGTATTAGTAATAAACCAATACTTATTGGTCTTAAACCATAGTTATGTCTAATCATTAGTTATCCTAATATTTCCATAGCATGATCGTAATGTTTAATACGATCTTCTAAACCAATATAACCACCGTTAATACGTTTGGTCATACCCTTAATATCTTTCTCATCAGCATACTTATTTAATCCATTCTTATTCCAGAACCAAATAGCAGCTAATAACGAAGTTGGGATGTGCTCACATAATAGATCAGGATCATCCATAACTGTTTCAGGATCATCAAAGAAATCATTAGCAAAGTTTGTATAGTTATCCTTACCAGTTAATTGGATTGGGCCTCTTCCTCTATAGAACCAACCATCTCCAGATTCTGTATCACCATTACCCATACGATTAGCATAGATAACATTGGCGATTTTTTCTGGTTGTCTGTGATATTCTTGAGCATCTCGGCCAGCATTCTTAAAATACTTTGGAAATATTTTATCTAATGCCTCAGCCGAGTAGTTCAAGTTTTCGGTTAGTACAGTAAAATTCCTTGATTCATGTCCACACTGTGCAATAAATGCTGCAACTCTAGGTGCTGTTGTAATCTCGAATTTAGGAAAGTATTCAACCATTGCTTCATGCCAAGATGATACCTCTTTGTTTCCCTTCAAAAGGTCCTCTAGTTTTTTTTGTGTGAAATCGAATTCAAATGACATTTTTACTCCCTTATTTTTCTTTTTTCCATAGTGTCCATGCACCGTAACCAATTGCGGCCCAGGCTGCGATGTTCACAAGTGGGTGTGCTACTAATGCTAATACACCAACACCAATTAGTGCTGCACCATCCCATGATGTTCTTTCGGCCCAACGGGCTTTAACCCAGTCCATGACCATTGTTAATAAACCTTCCATAAGTTTCTCCTTATTTGTCTTCAACAATATCTTCATATCTTAGTTTAGCTGTAATATAATCTTTAACTAAACTAGATCTTACAATATCGTCTACTGTAAATTCAATACGCTCAAATGACTGCATATGTTGAGCAATATCGAAAAATTTAAGCAA